CAGCTTCTGGGCATTTTTAATTCCTAACACTTCGAGCATCTGACGATGTAGGTACGGTAGGTTGTATAGCTGTGGCGCTTGGGCTGCCATCTGCAACACGGCTTGGTACTGCGTAACTTTCTGCGCCATTGTTGCAGCGTTTGGATCTGACACAGGAATAACATCAACCATGTCGTAGTCAGAACCTTTAGCACGCTCTGAACCTTCTACTGGTTCATACGAATACTTGTCTGGTGTGTAGTCACGGATAATGCCTTTAAGAAGTTTAAACTCCTCTTTCATAGAGTAGTGAATCCGAGCCTGTACTGCACTCATGACTTTCAACGTGCGCTCTAGTATGGCTAATGTCGTACCTACAGGAGCTTGTCCTGACATGTCACTGAGCTTAAGGTCAGCAGCTGAAGCGAATCTACGCCCCTCTTCTACAATGTTACCTAACAGGGTGTACAACACCTGACTTGGCTCCTTGTATGGGAGCGTCATAATGTTATCTTTAATTGTTCCGCTCGTTACATCTACATCTCTAAACTCAGCTGGAGCTATCGGCGTATCATCGCCTTTAACTCTAAGGCCTCTAGTTTTAAAACCACCAGGCAAATTGGAGAGAGTACCAGCATCAACAAGCTGCCTAATAATGCTAGTCCCAGATTTAGCAAAAGCACCGATAAGGTGAATAAGACCAAAAGCGTAAAAACCAAACCCTGGAATATAAGGGTAGTGAACGAAATGATTTCTTTTCTGCTTGGTATCATCCTCTGATCTCCAGTTACGTCTAATAGCTAGTATCTGTCCAGTTTGCTTCTCAATAGTAACAATGTACGGCAGGGCAATACCTGTCTCTTTTCCGTCGTCTACATCTTCATGCCCAGCTAGATCAAGATCACATTGGATTTCCAACATTTTGTATCGGTCATCAGAAGAAGCTCGGAAGCCCATCTTCTCAGCAATACTCTTTTCAATCTCATCAAACGTATTCTGTGGTTCTGGTAAATCTACATCGAGGTAGAACCCTGCGTGCATCAGCCGTCGCATCTCGTTAGGAGTTTTGCGCATGACATGAGTAACACGAGGCGCTGACCTAAGATCAGACACTCCGTAAGGAACCACAACGTCCTCTGCTGGTACGTAAACAGAAACTTGACGTTCAAGGGACGGATCGTAGTACACCTTCTTAAACGCATTACCAGATAGTCCAAGACCCCATAACATTCTCTCGTGCTCGGCTCTGTACTCAGGCATTTTGTCGGTCAGCTGATAATTCATATCATCCTGTACCCGTTTAGCTGCCGCTTTGTTCTCTTTTGTTTCTTTACCAATAATCTGTGTTTTTACAGGGCCAGCCGCTGGAAAGGTTTCCATCATAGTTTCGGCTTGGAACTTAACCAATGCTTCGGATAGGAGTGGGTGATAAACACCACAAGCACCAGGCCAAGGTTCCGTACGCTCTTCTACTTTCATACCTAACAACTCAAGACCATCTACATAAGTTTGTATCCAGTCTTTCCGAGATGCCAAGTCTTCTTCAAAATCTCCAAGTAAATCACTTGCTATGTTTTGCAGTTCTTGCGGATCAAGTTCTTCTGCTAAGTTAGCTCCAAACTCATCATCCTCCATAGCATCAGGATCAATAACAATCTCCATATCTGGAGTTGATATAGTGACACTTTCAGGGTCTTCGATCTCTATTTCAAGATCAGCTTCCAAGTTCTCTGGCATGGATAAACCGCCCATACCATCTGTATCCCCGATGCCCATTGGAGCTTGATTTACCGCTTTATCTATTGAATTTGTAGCCATTTTTTCTATCCTTAATAATATCCTGGTGAGAACCTTCTAAACGTACGTTCTTCCTCTTCTTCATCCAATGTAGCACGTAGGTATCCACCTTTCCTAAAGCGCATTAACGCCAAAGATACCGAGTCAACATAGTCGTCATGTTCCCCTGCAGGGAATGACGCAACTTCGTCAATTACTTCTTCTGCCCAATGTGTAGGCGGTGCCCATACTCTACCAGACGCAAACATATCTGACACTGCGTTGAGCCTAGTGATCTTGTCGTTACCTTTGACAGGGGTGAACTCCTGTACTGGTATACCCATCGCACGCATTTCATAAATAAGCGGAGCACCGGACGCTTTCTTCTCTATAATTATTGAATCAGGGTTAAATTCATCAACCTGTTCTAGTGCTTTGCGTTTAAGCGCTGGAAACTCCAGCCTATCTCTGAATGCGTCAAGTAAAATTATATTCGCTTCTGTCTTTCCTGTGTCAGGATCTTCTTGGTAGAACACCCCCCACGTTGTACACGCAGAATAGTCCGACCTAGTTGTCTTTTCAAACGCCGTATCCCACGATTGTAGTACAAAATCACAGTACGGTGGCCCTTCTTCCTCCCATGTCTGCCACCATTCGCGTTTTACGATGGCTGAAACCTCTGATGTAGGCGATTGTTGGTACTGAGCCATCCATTTTGAGTTAGGAAGCTCCTCTTTTAGGGCAGAAAGCTCGTCCATTGACCAAAATTCAGGCCAAAGTGCGCCTCCAGAGGGCAAAATAGCTGGAAATTCAATAACTTCCCACTCTTCACCGCCTCTTAGCCCCGCTGCCTTGACTACTTGCCCCGTTAAATCACGTTTTGACCACCTTGTCATCACTATGACGATGGCACCCCCTGGTTGTAGTCGCTGTCGAGGGCCGGATGTGTACCACTCGTACACCTTATCGTAGACATCTGGGTTAATATCGGCTAATGCCGCCTCTTGCTCCGAGTGGGGGTCGTCAATAATGAGGAGATCCGCACCTTTACCAGTGACAGCACCTCCCACACCAATAGCGAAATAGTCTCCACCACTGTTAGTCGCCCACCGACCAGCCGCTTTTGAGTCTGATTGTAGGCCAACCCCCGGAAATAACTTACTATAGACTTCCTGATCGACAAGGTTACGTACCTTTCTACCAAAGCCCACCGCCAACTCAGCTGTGTGGGACGTTTGAATTACTTTTTTGTGTGGGAACTTACCTAGGAACCACGCGGGGAGCAGATAAGAAGCAAATTCTGACTTCGTATGTCTAGGTGGCATATTAATTATAAGCCGTTTGCTCTTACCTGCTGCAACTCTCTCGAACGCCGATGCCATTTTCTCGTGGTGTCTACCACTTATGAATGTGGGCCACACCTGATTAACAAACGGTAAAAATTTATCCTGTGACTGCTGCTTTGTTCTTAACTCTTCCAGCTTATCAAGTTCAGCAAGTAACTTCTCCTGCTCAGGCAATGAGAGCATCGGCAGTATCGCCGGGATATCCTTTATGGATATATTCTCAATCGCTTCTTTAGCTGTTGTCATCTTCGTCTTGTTCTTTTACCATAGCTACACCCAGTTCATCATCTAGGTTGGAATTAAGCGGAGTTACGTCTATTACATCTGCGTTTAGTAACCGTTTGACTCGCTCCTTAATAGCATTTTCCAGATCATCAGGATTCTTATAGTTGATTGTAATCTCGGACTTCTGCGTGAACAGCCCTATATCCGAATGCTTACCAAGTAGCTCCAACGCCTTTAACTCAAACTTAGTATCCCCACAGTCTGCGATCTCCATTAACTTGTTTGTTATAGCGGCACGCGCTTCAGCCGCATCGAGTCCTAGCTGTGCTCCGTAGGTTCGCAAAAATGTTGCCGCCGCAAACGCCGTATTTGGCTGAGTGAGATTATTCTTTTTGCGTTCCGTGATAACCTCGTCCAACAACTTCTTCTCTTGTTCCGCAGTTTCTTCATCGACTTCTAGTGTAGCACCAAGTTCGTGCTGAAGCTCTACCGTGTTTCCAGCAACGGCTAGTTCGTCTAAAAGAGTTTCGGGTTTCTCGTCTGAGGTATCAAACGGGACTTTGTGTTCTGCTGTAGGATTTACTTTGACGGTTTGAGGTCTAGGCATTGAGCGGTTTGTGGCTCTTACTGTTTATATAGTTGGGGCATTTATATACTAAACTATTCATAAAAGCAAGAAAGGATCATTATGGCAAAGTTTGAAGGTATTTATATAGAGTGGGAAGACGCAGTAGCTGAAGCTGATTGGGGTGAGGTTACTGAAGCTGGTTTGTTTAAATGTAAGACCTTGGGCTTTGTTGTATCAGAAAACGATAAAGCAATCTGTGTGGCAGCCGTAGTGTCCGAAGAAGATAACCAATGTAACGCAAAGATCCACATACCCAAAGCCTGGATCACTATGGAGAAACGTTTAAACGTAAATGCTAAATAAAAAGAGGGGCACCGAAGTACCCCTAAAAAAGCACGGGAAACAAAAGGAGGAGTAATAAAACCGTGCTCGCTTTTACTATAGCATACCTAACCGCTTTTTAAATAAATAGTTAGTTGTGCGTGTGTAGTTATATTGCGCGGTCGCGCAGCGTCGGCAGTACTCAGACCAAAGTGTCATGACACCCTCCTTCAAAGTAAAAAGAAAGATGCGTTCCTTCGACCTATGTCTACTTCCGTCCCTTGTCGGGATGAACGATGTGCAAACCATACCACTCTATAAATTGAATTTCAATACGTTTTGCTTCGCGCTCTCTGGCATGCCACTCCGTCCAGGTCTGCGCGGGTTTCCCTCCGGCTCTTTGCCATTGACAATCGTGATACAACTCATGCACCAAGATATGAGGTTTGTTCTGGTCTGGCCTTAGATACACCACACGAATATTGTCTACACCCGCTAAATAGAAAGTAGCATTCGATGGCGTGATGATTACATCAGGTGCGCAGTGGACGGTGAGTAGAAAGGCAAGTATGAGATCCATGAGCAATATATATCATATTATGAAAAAAGATGTTAGGTACCATAAAGGGGGGGTTTCTGTGTGCGAGCCGTACGCATACTGGCTGGGAAAAAATAGGGGGTGGGGGGTACCTTTTTTGAAACTGAAGTATCTAACGTGCATATTACTAAGTACAACGCCACCCAGTAACATAAATAGAATTTAGGGGGGTGGGGGGTCTACCCCGTAGGATTCTGAATAAACAAAGCCCCACCCAACGCCTGGCGGATAGGCTTGTAAGCCCTTGATTATATTGAATAAAAAAATAAATTTGATTTATTTGAGATCCATATGGTTAAATTCTCTCACTGGCTCAGCGCATCGCACCTGGGTGCACGGGGCCAGATTCTTATAACTAAATAGCGAGGTTCATATGTACGATATTTATTGTTCACACTGTGGGGAACCGCAGGATTGGGAGTCACTTCATGATGTAGCAAGTGATCACGGGATAACGTTTAGCGTAGCGTTTAAGAAGTTTAAAGCCTATGGATGCAACGTGTGGCATGGGATCGATTCCCCTTGTACCGCACCAGTATGTGATCCAGTGAATGCGAAGCGTGCTTCTATATGTAACG